GACCCCGAGGATGTAGCTAAAGGTCTACTTATCCCCGAAGAATGGTTAAACTTCCAAGATAAAATTCTTGCACGCATTGACCTCGCTAACAACGCTATCGCTGGAATCATGCTATACACGGCGCGGAAAGACTGGGACAACGCCTGTTGGGAACTTTCTACAGGTCACGAATTACTCATAGATGCTGAGCATGCTCAAAGCGGCCTGGTTACAATCAGCACCTACTTATTACAGATCATTCAGGACATGCCCGAGGTGGACAATAATATTCACCAAATCTTTGAGAAAAGCGGTTTACAAACCCTCTACGACTATATGGAAATTACATACCACAACCTTAAAGCAGCAATTGACCGACTCGGAAGATTTGCATAAAAGACAAAAGCAATACCACAAAAATTAGGAAGATCAATGCTAATCGAAGACTCACTCCCAACAGCAGAAGAAATCTACCGCGGGAACATTCCTGAGTATAAATGGGACAAACTGTATGACCACCTCGACTCCCTCACTACCGAAACAACGCGGCTGACTACTAAGGGACAATTTCTTCTCGCTGTTAGGCCGGTTTCCCAGGGGAATCTAGGGGTCAGGTCTTACCTGCGGGAAGCTGAACTAATGGAACTAGGGGCGAGGCGGTTTTCCGCCTACCTGTCTACAGTGGTGATTCATCTTATGGGAGCATCCGGTTACACTGTTGAACACAATCCAACAACAAAAGACGGTACTGTGTATTATGCTGAACTCCAGCATCTCATGGAGTGGTTCAATGAGCTGTGGAAAAAACTTCGTGACATCCGCGAACAAGTAGAAAAACAGCGGATTAAGCTACAGTGAAACTTATCACATTCTACAATGTTGACATAATACGCTGTAAAATGTACAATGGGGGACAGCAAGAAAGGAAAACACAATGTACACCTCATCAGAAATCTACAGTCCAGCCCCAGACCCATACAGCGTGGCCATAGGTCGTATCAACAACAGCCAATGGCTAGCCCTCCAAGAACACATTCTCGACACCATCAACAGGGCCACCACCGCAACCGATATGGCCGTGCTCATCACATTTGTCAATGCCCCCAATAACCGTTTCAACTACATGACCAGGGACGAAGTCCAACAAGAAACCAGGGGCGCACTAATAGAAATCTCAATGCTTCAACACTACCTAGAAGAAATCGCAAGCTATGACCTAGATGATTTGATGAAAACTGAACGGTTCATCTGCCAGTTCATGCCAAACCAAAATCTACGAAAACTCATCCACTACGTCCATAATGTCACAAGCAATCTTCAAGCCGTCAGCTCCAAACTAGTGTTCGGCACAAACAGCGTTTAAAGCTACCGCCTTGACATTCCCGACTAAACCAAGGAAACTAAAGATCAAACAAACCAGCAAACGGTTCACCAGAAAGGAAACCACAATGGCAACCATTGTCACCCCCGACCAAATCAGGTGGCACAAACCCTACCGTCTCACCGCGGAACAAGTCGGGCAAATCCACCGCCACACCCTTGAAACCAAAACCCCCATCCAAGCGTACAAACTTCAAAAAGCCATCGAAAACTACCAGGCGATGCAGGATAAGGCGTTCCAACGCGACCACGGGGCCAGCATCTGCCGCTACTGGGAAGACGGCGCCGCTGAACTAGGGGGTCTCAACCAGTACGGTGTCATGATCGGCAATGCCTACTTCCACAGCACCAACCAAGAAGACCTAGAAACTGGCATTTTTGATACCATCCTAGGCGACACCTGGCGACAAGCCCTACACGTGCACGACGTAGAAGACTTCCAGGAAATCCTTACGACCATCCAAAACGAAACAGGGAACCCTGATCCCAAGCTAGACTTGGGTACCTGGACACACCCAAAAACTGGTGAAACCCGCTTGTACATCAACAACTGGCTGGAACTCTGCGGGGTAAAAACCGTGAAAAACTACGGCCGCATTGAATACGCCGAATTTGAGGGCCGACAAATCCCCGGCTCCCGGTTAGATGCTTTCACCCGCGGCAAAGTCTGGCTAGATAACCAAAACAATATCCATGTGAACATCCACCGGCGGGTTGAAGCCTACCTTGCTGAAGACACCATCCGCATGCACATCAACGCCGTACGGTACCATAACCAAGGACTGATTTAACATGCCAACAGAACTTGACGCTAAATGGCGTAAAGCACGAAAAACCCATAAGTGCAGCATGTGCACTGGAACCATCCCCCACGGTGAAACATACCACTGGTTCAAATATGTTGAAAGCCTCGGCCTGTACGAACTGAAAATCTGTGAGCCCTGTAGCAACATTTTCCTTGAGGTCGCGTCCTATGTGGACGATTGGCGTTATGTTAACGACGAAGGTATCGGCTTCGAGGACTACGAAGAATGGGCAACCGACACCGACTATCCCGACACCCCCGAAAAACAAGCCTGGCGTCAGCGTTCAGGTTGCATCAGATACGATGAGGAAGACCAATGATACTCGACATGACCTGTGGGGCACGCCTTATGTGGCACCAGAAGCACCACCCTGACGCGGTATACTGCGACATTCGCCAAGGCACTGAAACCCTGTCAGACGGCCGGGAAGTCCACATCAACCCCGACCAGGTAGCGGACTTTCGCAGGTTACCGTTCCCAGATGAAACATTCACCCTCGTCAACTTTGACCCCCCGCACCTCACCAAAGCCGGGAACACTGGTTGGCTGGCGAAAAAATACGGGGTACTATTCACCACTTGGGAAGAAGACCTCAAAGCTGGCTTCGAAGAAGCATTCCGCGTGCTCAAACCCGAAGGCGTCCTCACCCTTAAATGGTGCAGCGAACACATCCCCCTAGGCCGCGTTCTAGAACTCGCCCCCCACCCGCCACTGTACGGCACCAGGCAAGGCCGCAAAGGCGCAACAACATTCACCGTCTTTCAAAAACCAGGAACCCCCAATGATAAACAACCAAAATAACACCTTCGACTGGTTCTCATACCAACTAAGTGACTACACTTGGCAGTACTTCAACCTGGTGAAACAAATCAAGGTCACCAATAACCCTAACCTCATCCGCGGCGATGCGATAAAAGTACTAGAACAAGCCGAAACACTACATACCAACCTTGTTCCCCTGCTTGAAGAAATTGAAACCGCCATGGGAGGCAGGCCCGATGACCCAGACCTGGAAATCACCCCCACCCGCTACCTATACTATTCCGTTTGGGCTGACACCATCTGCCTAGGCAGCCGGATTGAATCCCTTATCCGCCTCATCGAATGGATGCTGAAAAAATGACCCGCAATAATAATTGGGTGCCGTTCCACGGTGTTAACTTGGAAACCACCTACACAGGGTGTTTCACCATCGGGGGGGATAAGCAGCATTTTGAAACCTGGTGGGCCTACCCCGCGGTAACAGGTATACAATCCGTGTTCAAAGTCATCACCTGGCTGGATGAAAACCCCCATTTCCCCCTTGGGGAGCGGAAAATGAAAATCCACTACCATTACCGGGACCCGAAGCGGAAACGGTCAAAAACACTCACCTGCGGGTGGGACCCCATGCATCCCAAAAATGTGGAAAAACACAAATACCTAAGTGAAGTATTTAGTAAGTCATGGAAAGACGCAGTGCGATTTCATATGAAAATGTACGAACAATTCTGGGAGGACTAAAATGTTGGAATATTGGCTATTAAATGATAAAAAACTTGAAGCCCGCACCTCATTGCTAGAACTTGAAGACATGCGGGTGATGAGGGACTACCATAAAAACGGCAAACGCCACATCGTATTCAACCACGGGGAGAATGTATTTTATGTAACAGAAACCCTAAGCCGGAAAGGAAAGAATATTGTTCGTGTGAAAGATGCAGCCACCGGGATTATTCTGCTACAAATCACCTACAACACAAACCACTGGGAAGATTTACAAGACATTATTCTCCGCGCTGCAGTGTACTTCTATCCGGTATCGACCATTGGGCAAAAACAAATGGAAGACGCAGGTTTAACATTTGTCAACAACACAGTGGTGGCGGAAAATAGTTGATAAAACTAAGGTCTCCAGGATATAATCAATGCATCTAACCGTTTCATAACCCCGGAGACCACATTGGAACCCAGCCAAGAAGTCCAGGAAATGCTGGACACAATTAACCACATTGTTCAAAGAGAAAAAGCAAAACAGCACCGGAAAGCCCAGGCGAAAAAGATTTGTAAGAGCGTCATATTCCCCGGTGTCATGATTTCGCTGTCTATCCTGTTCAGTCCCCCGCTTTTGGGTGCGTCAATGAGCAAAGAATGGGCTTGCGTCGCCTACTACACCATTGCTTTTATCTGCATCGGCTATATCATTATTACCGACTCGATAAGGACATTGAAAAAAAATGAAAACGAAAATTATTAACACTTTGAAAACCTGCTGGTCAACCATCCAAAACCAGCTCACCCCCCTGTCTGATCCTGAGGGTTACCCCACCTACACTTCTGGGTTCCTCACCGTCTCCGGTTTCACCCTCATTGCCGCCGGTGTAGCAAGCATCTTCAACACCAACGTTGGCCTGTTTTTCGCCATGGTATCCAGTGTGACCGCGCTCATGGCCACCTGGCACCTACTGGAAGACCCACGGCTACACGCCGCGCCGCGGCACATCACCGCGGAAGAAGCATTCCTCCCCAAAGAAGACAAGGAAGCCTAGTGGCAGAACTTGTTTACAATCACCGCGGTGTGCAACTCTACCGCGGTGACGCGCTCCAAGAACCATATTTATGGACACTCTCCCCCACACCGCTGTTTCTGCTCACAGACCCACCCTACGGGATGAATACCAACCTTCGGCACCGCAAAATAGGCAACCCCAAATTCACCCCGGTGATTGGGGACGAAGACACAGTTGTTCGAGACCACATGCTTCAAATTTGGCGTGAACAGCAAGGCGGGCCAGGGCTAGTATTCGGCACCTGGCGTAAACCAAAACCAGTTGACACCCGAAACGTTATTACCTGGTGCAAAGGCAACAGCCCAGGCCTAGGCGACCTACGTGTTCCGTGGGGCAGCGCAACGGAAGAAATCTATTTGATCGGCGACGTCAACCCCGACCTGTTCCAAGGCCCCCGGGTAGTGAACCACCTCACCATGGACACCATCAACTCACAAGCCAAAAACCGACCAAACCACCCCACGCCAAAACCCGTAGGCCTCATCATGCGGCTAATGGAAAAAATCAGCCCCCACGCCACCATTGTTGACCCGTTCGCTGGGTCCGGTGCCACCCTCCGTGCCGCGCAACAGTTAGGCCGTGGGGCAATCGGGGTGGAAATCAACCCAGACTATGCGGCCGAGGCTGCCAAACTACTAGAAGAAGATGCCAAAAACCTATGAACCAGACCTATCTTGAAACCAACGCGGAACTCTCTAAATCCCACACCGCGGAAGAAATCACCGCACTAGACGCCAAAGCAGCCCGCGAATACTTCCTCGAAAACATCAACCAAAACACCGTGTTCTTCCACACCCTGGAAGAAAAAATAAACCACCTCACCAGCATGGGGGCATGGGATGAATCCGTCCTAGAAGCATACACATTTGACGAAATAAAACAACTCTTTCAGCAGGCCTACGCCTATAAATTCCGGTTCCCAAATTTTATCGGGGCCTACAAATTCTACACATCCTACGCGCTGCGCACCCCTGACAGGTCCCGCATCTACGAACGGTTCGAAGACCGCGTAGTGCTCAACGCTTTAGCGTTCAGTGAAGACTTTGAGCACGCGAAACAAGTTGTTGATCTCATCATGACCGGTCGGTTCCAGCCCGCCACCCCAACATTCCTCAACGCGGGTCGGGCACAAGGCGGAGAACCCGTTTCCTGCTTCCTACTTGACGCCGACGACAACATGGAAGCAATCGCCAACGTCATTAAGGACAGCCTACAACTCTCCCGCCGCGGTGGTGGGGTATCAATCAACCTCACCGACCTACGGGAAAACGGGGCACCAATCAAAAACCATGCGGGAGCAGCCCGCGGAGTCATTCCTGTCATGAAAATTTTGGAAGATGTTTTCAGCTACGCCGACCAACTAGGGCAACGCCAAGGCGCCGGGGCCGCATACCTGCACATTATGCACCCCGATATTATGGCGTTTTTAGACACCAAGCGGGAAAACGCGGACG